TTGCTTCTGAAACAATTAAAGTTGCTCAAGAAGCACTAGGTCTACTCGCTGATCAAATTCAAGAATGCAGCACTAGGGATCTGGTCTCCATCTTCTCATCTGCCATCAAAGTCCATCGTGACATCGTTGCTGACATTGTGGTATTGTCAACCCCTGAGAAGAAAGAAGAGAAAGATCTTGCAGTTGAGTATGATGGGAAGGTCGGCGAGTTGCTGAAGCGACTGAAGACCGGAGAATAATATGCGTCCTGTTATTACGCACGCAAGTCAACTCGAAGAACACAGTTCATGGCGTAAATATCAGGCGGGTCTTCAAGAGTTAATCAACTGGGAAGCACCTCAATCTGTTATTACAACTTACAAATACGCAGCAGCGAGAGACTGTTTTCTCGCTTTTGCCGATCAGATGAAAAACGGCGGATTAAAAGTCGTCGAGTTTCATGAAATAATTGGGTCTGCTTTCGAGGATTTAGCAAATAAGCGATATCGTAGACTTATCGTGTCGTGCCCTCCGCGTTCTGGTAAGTCAATGCTTGCCACAATGTTTGTTGCATGGCTGCTAGGTAGAGATCAAGAAACGCAACATATTATTGCTTCTTACGGTCAAACTCTCTCTGGAAAGTTCCATAGGGAGGCGATCTCTATGCTAAAAACACCCGCGTTCAAACGTATATTTCCGGAGTGGAAAGGTTTCTCCCCGGATTCAAAGTTTGATATGAGAGGTGGTGGATATATTCTCCCTACGTCTGTAGGCGGGGTTCTTACCGGATTCACAGCAGGAACGTCAAACATAGACAGTCCTGGCGTAGGGTCTATGGTTATCGATGACCCGCTGAAGGACTCAACATCAAAAGCGGCACTTGAAGCATTAGAATCTTGGTGGGGCGAACAGGCATCCACCCGTAGAACAAACCATTGGTGCCAGTTGGTAATCGCTACTCGATTCCACGAGAGAGACCTCCACGGTGTTCTATTAGAAGCGGATGGTATATATGACGATGACATGAATCGTGGTGGATGGCGTTGGATAAATATTGCGGGTGTGATTGAGACTGCCGATCAGGCGGCAGCTGACCCGCTAGACCGTAAAATCGGTGAAACTCATTGGCCGTCTAACACTGCCTTTACGGTCGATATGCTGATGGCACAAAAACGAACAATGGGTTCGTTCGCCTTCTCAGCGTTGTACCAGGGTGAACCTGTAGCAGCGGAAGGGCAGATTGTACGGCACGGGTGGATTATCACGATGCCTAAGGAGGAAATGCCAACCTTAGACGTAACGTGGCTTGGGATTGACTGTGCTTTCGAAGAAGATCAGTTGGCTGACGAAAGTGTAATCTGCGTGGCCGGTATTTCTCACCGAGACCCTACTACAGTATATATAAAAGAACTAATAAAAGGGCGCTGGGGTTTCCCAGATCTTTGTGCGGCGGTTAAACAAGCATATGCTTTTCATAAAGCCAAAGTTTTAGCCATTGAAAAAGCAGCGGCAGGGCGATCTTTGATTCAGGTATTAAAGAAAGAGACTAAGATGCCGATCGAGGAAATGAAACCTCTGAAATCTAAGACGATTCGTCTTCAAGCCGTTTGCCCCATGATGGAAGCGGGTAGAGTTAAAATCGCTGAAGGTGAGTGGACTGAATCGTTTATAAAAGAATTAACTTCTTTTCCTTTTGTTAAACATGATGACTGCACAGATGCCTTTACTTGGGCACTAACTTACTATGCTATGAAATTAGACGCTGTTGATCGCGGCGTTCAAGATGCTATTATCGTTAATAAAAAGTTCCGGGGCAACTTACGTAGACCGGGTCTTAGCGATAATATGATTTTTCCGGAGATCTCAAGAGGAAGTAGGTCTCGTGGTTTATTTACCTCGGATAACCTATTTAACGACCCCGACTTTAGCGGATCGCAAAACTCAGCAGACCCTAGACAACCGTTGACACACCGCTCTCAAGGTTTTGGCAGGGGAGATCTCAGATTTGATGAGCGGTTTTAGGTGATTTGTAACCACCTTAAAAAAGTTGCTGTCCCTTACAAAGACAGATTATCATGGCTAAAAAAGTTGATACCGTACCTGCTATGATGCAGGAAGATTTCGGAACCGTTGTATTAGTTACTTCGCCAATAGCTGACAAGTATTTGCAAAAAGCGAAAGCTAAAAAATACTCCGTCCCTGAAGATCGTTACTCTCGCCCTTGCGGGGGTGCAGGTGGTTTCGACGATTATGTTGAACGCTGGCACGAGTAACCGGGTAAAAATATAAAGTACTGCGCCAGACCCCAATGGCCCAGATTTATTTTCAAGGGGGTGAGTTTAGTGTAAACCTAATTGGCAACAAAGTGTATGATCTACCCACCGATTGCTTCTATTTATTTAACATGCTCACCTCAAGAGAAAAGCGTAAAGCTCGTCGTTCCGACACTGTTCAAATGCTAGAACAGACCTACTCCAAGGGGATGGACGTACATCCTCCTAAATTTTTAACTTGGAGACAGGAGGAATTATGGAACACATTCAAACGTAACACGGTTACTTTGGCTCACGGTTGCGCTGGAACCGGTAAAACTCTTATCGCCCTGCATTACGGACTACACGAAATTGCCTCCGGCAATGTTGAAAAAGTCTACTATGTCCGTAGTGATGTTGGCGTTGAGTTTCAGCGAGGACGAGGCGCTCTTCCTGGAGACCTCTCGGAGAAAATTGCTCCGTTGGTTGCTCCAGTTCTCGACAACTTGCCCTGCATCATGAAGACTCAAGGAGCAGGCGAGTACCTTCTTAACAAGAAAATTATCGAGCCGGTTCTACTTGAAGATATTCGAGGCCGCTCACTTAACGAGGCTTTCATCATTGTAGATGAAGCTCAAAACTTCCTGCCCTCCCACATTAAAACTTGCCTATCCCGTGTAGGCAAAGACTCTAAAATTTGTTTGATTGGTGACACAAAACAAACTGACTTAGAGGTTTTCCGACGCGAAAACGGACTAATTGATGCAATTCATCGTTTGCGTCATCTTTCTGAAGTTGGGATTGTTGAGTTTGCTAAAGAAGACATCGTGCGTAACTCTGTTATTGCACATATTTTAGATAGATACGAAGACTAAAATGAGTAACGGATGCCTGTACGACTTTGCTGCCCCTGGAGGGTATTCTTCCAAGAACTTGGATTCTGTTTTAGCAGAGGTCCGAGGTGGAGGTAAACAGGCGTCCGCCGCTCCTGTTGCGGCTTCCAAGCATACGGCTAGCGAAGTAAGGTCCTCTCATGAGAATGCTGTTGGAGGAGCTCGAAAACGTTGTCGCCGAGGTAAAAACTGTTCCGCTACTTGTATAGCGCAAAACGATGAATGTTTGGTAGACTTCCCCATTCCTGTACAAAATGAAATCAGGAAAATGGTAGGTTACCTGTTGAAACACGGTAATATAGAAGAAGGTTCTGCAAGAGATGAACAGTTAGGGGCCGGAGCTACTCTTCTCGGACAGCATTTGTCTGGGAAAACAAAATCAGGGGAAACTGTATTTAGAACTAAAAAATCCACACAATCTTTATTACTAACTCTAGGTGAGGTTCTTGACCTTAAGGGACAAAGAGACTCTTTAGGTAAAGCAGATGTGGATTCAAAAATTCTAGATGCATTTAGAAAAGATGTAACTTCTAGAGGTTTGAACATGTCACGCAAAGATTTAGAGTTGTTGTATGGTTCTCTACCTGCAAAGGCAAAAGAGCAGCTAAATAAAAGTGGTGATCCTGGAAAAGGTAAGTGGTTTGGAGTCAAAGAAGGCCAGGAGATTACTAATGGAAACGGGGGTAGTAAAGCTAGGGGGTTAGAGGTACTAAATTTATATATGAAACAAGGGGGAACGGACGGTTATAGTAGGTCCGGTAAAGTTCATTCCCCTACTGAGTTTGATGTAGAGCATATTAAACCCGTCTCCAAGGGAGGTAAAGACCACCCCGATAACTGGATTTTAGCACGCTCCGGTGCTCAGAAAAAGAGAAATAATTCTACGTTAGGGGATTTTATCGATAGTTTACCGAACAATAGGCAAGAATACAAGAAATATATCGACATAGAGGTAAAAAAAGCTAATGCAAAAAAGGCAGCAAATGCAGTTTTTGAGGCAATGGACCCAAAATCTATGAGTGCCGAACAGATTGTAAAATTACCCAAAAATGCTTACAAATATCTCTTTAGAGGGGGGGCAGAGAGCGGAGGAACTTTCTTCTCAAATGCGTTCTTACCGGTTGCGGGAGGCACTCGATTCAGTGCTGGCCCTCCAGTTCCTATGGCACAAGCTGCAGCTATCCTAAAATCTCGCCGTCCAGAAGAGTTTGAGCAGTTTGCAAAACAGTTGAAGCAAACGTGGAACAAAGAATGGGGTTTTCAGGGCATGTCAACAAAAGATATGGTAAATAATCTGCGACAACTCACTGAAAAATACCTAAATTCTAACGAGCTAAAACTGGTCCAACCCGAGCTTGATAAGTGGGCGACAGAAATGAACGCTAAGTACCCCGGCGGGAAACCCTGATGAGAAAAGACACCCGCTTCCACCGTTCCGAACGGCAGGATATAGAATCTAAACTCCCTCCGGGCACCTTGTCTGACTCGCAAGCAGTCGGTGTATGGAATATGATGCTTCAGGCTGACGACCCCGGCGAAGTTGCTCGTTGGTATCGTTCTTACCGCGACAGTAAACATTGTAC